TAGGAACGAGCCATGACACCACCAATAGTTCCCATTATCAAAGGTTCTTGACAATCTTCACCATCTCGGAAGAATCCCACAACCCAAGTGCCTTCCACTGGTCCTATAGGTGTGGTTCCAATACCTGACATGGCAGCAGATGTGATGGGTTGCATGGGATATGCCCATGGCAAACTATCCGTAGGTAGTTCCACTTTATCTGCGGTATGATAACCAACGCAACGAACTTTACATCTACCTAAAAAAAGTGGGTCATTTCTATCTTCAACAACACCCACCCACCAGAAAAATCCATTGCCGTAAATGTTTTCCATATTATGGTAGTTCCTTTTGATATGAATCTTTCATGACTTCCATGTACATTGTGTGTTTTTTAGCCACAATGCTATGTCGAATAGCTGTCACCAGATAGTTCCCTGAAAGATATTGGTCTGTTAAATCTCTACCAGTTGCTTGACTTAAATCACGTTCTGTTGATTTTGGGATGTTCAGAACAACAACTTTCCCCACTTCCATATCTGTTCTCCCTGGTACCTCAATCATCAAATGAAAATTACTGGCTTCATACATCAAACTGTTTCTTTGTGCTGCCCATTTTTCAAACAATGGATCTTTGGTTTCCTCGAACATGCTGTATTGTTTGGTTCTTACACGACGAAACATATCTGGTTTTCTTGGCATCTTTTGAGGAAATGTTTGAGATTTTCCTGCATCATGCAAGTTCAACACTTTGTTATGATATTCAAACTGATTGTGATAATTTTCATAGTATTGTTTCAACGTGATGTCATGAGTTATCAAATTGCTAGCATAGTATCCAAAATCCTGAGCTTGAAACACATCAAAAAATGTGGATGGATTGATGTTTAAAATTCTTCTGAATTGAACGCTAACATTTGATGCTTCTTCAGTGGCTGCAGTGGCACTGTATTGAAATGTGTCATATGGATTGCTTACACCCTGACGAATCAAGTGTTCAATGCTAGTCAAATAGAAATTTTTGTTGCTTTCAAAGAACACCACATTAGGAGCATTTTTATAACTTCTAGTGACTATCCAGTTGATTAATTTCAATGGTGACCAGTAAGGCGACACCACAGTGGTGCTGGATAGATGTTCCTCTAGAATTTTTAATTCTTTTTTATCTTTCAGGTATTTGTCAAACACAGCCTGAATGACTTCATGAGTTTTTCCAGAAAACTTTTTACTAATACGTGTGATGTTGTCTGTTAATGCTTCCAACGAAATCAAACTGATGCTGTATATTTGTTGCGTGTTGTCTAGAATACGTTCTTCCACACCATTCGCATAGAACTGCTTTTTAAACACACCTTCTTTGAATTGAGGTGTTCGAAATTGTACTGTGACTTGTTCAATACCTGCCAAAGGCAATTGCGTGATGAAACTGGCAGAATCCTGAACCACGATATATCCAGTCATCACATTGGAAAAAATGTCCTCGTAGATGGATACTTCCAACACCAGGTTACGAATATCATATTTTTTACCATTCGCAGTTATGGATATTTCTTCAATTTTTACATCACCTGCTTGTAGGATTGCATCCGTCATTATCCATCACCATTAATCAAATCAGTAAATTGTTGTACCACAGCTTCTACATAAAGTTTGCCCAATACTTTGATAGGCCTTTTGGCATCATTTACATCCACTTCATGTTGATAATTTGTGACTGGATTGGTGAAAGCAGAATATCCTTCATCCACAATGTATCCCAGTTCTGTATCAAAGTAATGATGCACATCTTCCTCAGGATCTGTAACTGAGGAGACGGTGAGATTGGAAGCACTTGTTCTGGCGTTGGTGAGTATAGAGGACGTGGTGAGTATTGTTTTGCCAACTTGTGAGCGCAGCCGCACCGTGTTGCCTGTTTTGGAGGTTACTAGGAATGAACCTCCGGTATCGGATGTGATTTCATCATCCACAAGATAGGCTGCACCAGAAGGAACTGTCAACACAAAATCATATTTCAAATACACCAGGTCGGTGACTTGTTCATCTCGGATAGGCCATTCTTCTCTAGGATTGGTGATGTCATTCACCATCAACACCAACCAGTGATAAACAGGTTTTCCATAGAACAAGTAGCTCACTATTTCAGGTGTTTCACCATCTTTCACTAGATAATCATCCATGAACACTGTGTTTTCACGAAATTTTTCTGACAAAGACACTCGGCGAAGAAAATCCGTGATGATGATGGGTTTGTTGTTGCTTTGAACTGCTACTGCAGGAAATCGTGAGAAGTAATCCATGATTAGAACCCAGCAGTGGCAATACGGTCTCGAAACAACAATTCCAATTCCAAGAAGGTCAATGATAGGGAAATTTCAGAAGGAGCACCACCAGTGCCACGCACAGATATGAAATCACTGCCACCATATTCCACTTTCATGTTGGTGAGCGCACAACTGCTGGTACGAAACAGATTGACGTTTCTTCCTTCATCTTTGAAGTGATATTCAATTTGAAATTCAGCAGGATAGGACACGAAGAATTTTTCTTCACCTAATGTGGGATGCATGTAGTATTTGAACAAATCAATGATGTCTAACACTTGACCCATTTCATAATCATTCTTTGGAATGAATGTGTAATCAAAATTGAATGAACGAAAATTCATGGTCTTGAACAACTGTGATTTGAAAGGATTTACAGCAGTTCCAGAAAATGCACTGGCGGCAGAAGCAATACTACCCATGCCACCTAGTCCCATTTCATTCATGGCACTGTCAGCATTTTGCAATGCAATAGCTGCAGCACCGCCACCTGCATTTTTGATAGCGTCCAAAGCAGCTGACGCACGACCTGCCATGCCTTCACCGTTACCACTCATTATACCTGATATTGCACTAGCTGCTGTACTGGCCATGCCTCCTAACGCTCCCAAATCTTCATCTGCCCAGGTGGCATTGTATTCAGTTCTGGGTTTGTTGTTCATGTACAACGCCACAACATATTTCAAAAATTTTGCATCTTTGGCAGAGCCACCTTCAGCAGTGGCCACAGCACCAGCAGCTACACCACCAGCTACACCACCTGCTATAGTAGCACCAGTTGTGGCAACGTTGCCTAAATTTTGTTTAGTGGTGTCAATAACTCTAACACCTGTTTTTTGATTCAATCCAAAAAAACTAGTAGTTCTTTTGGCAACTCCTCTGGCCAGACTGGCACCACCCACAGCACCCGCAGCTCCAGCTACAGCAGCAGCTGCAACAGGACCCACCTGTGTTTCTGGACGAAATTGTGCGCTGGGTTCTACAAGATTTAATGCTTTCACAGCCTTGTCGCTTGCCAGTTGTTCTTTAGGTGTGACACCAGAACGTTCTGAGATGTAGAACATCATGTAATGAGGAGTGGTTGCACTACCTACATCCTGAGGATATCTGTACACTGTCAGTCCATTGGATTCCAAACCTTGAATGGCTTGACCTGGTGTCAGGGTGTTTGCAGTTCGATAGTTGGCCATAAATAGTTTCCTTGGGAATACTTTACAGATATTTATATGGCTTATACCAAAGACACCTACAAAGGAAGATTCATCCCGAACAACCCCAAGAAATATGTTGGGGATGTCATGGAAATCATCTATCGCAGCAGTTATGAATTGAAATTCATGAAATGGTGTGACTTGAATGAATCTGTGCTACGATGGTCCAGTGAGGAAATTGTCATCCCGTATGTCAGTCCAGCTGATGGATTGGTTCACAGATACTATGTGGATTTCTACATAGAAGTTCAAGACAAGACAGGCAAAAGAAAGAAATATCTTGTGGAAGTGAAGCCATATCGTTTCACTGTACCACCCAACATCCCACAAAGAAAAACCCAACGCTTCATCTCGGAAGTGAAGCAGTGGGGAGTGAACAATGCCAAATGGACAGCAGCACGGCGTTTTGCTTCTCGGAACGGATGGGAGTTTATGCTGGTTACAGAGAAGGATTTAGGGAGTACTTATAAATAGTAAGTAGTTTTTAACTTCATACCGGACATAGTGAATCTATCACCTTGTCAAGTAGTAGTCAAGCCCTGAATTTCACCATAATGTTAAACAAATCCATTCAACAACTGCGAGACCAAGAAACACCTGTTAGCACTTTCCGGTGGTATCAGGACATGATTCGCAAGTTGGGTATGACCAATATCCAACCACAAAAAGTGTTGAGAAGTGATATTGGTGAATTTGTCAACACCATCATCACAGGACAAATGTATTTGTTCATGTACGACCCCAAGATGTCTGCCAAACTACCATACTATGACACGTTACCTGTGGTAGTGGTGTTCAGAAAAGTACCTGAGGGATTTTTTGGCTTGAACATGCACTATCTTCCACCATTGTTTCGAATGAAGTTGTTGGACAGAATGTTGGAACTGGTGAATGATGATACCATGGGTGAGGACACCAGAATGATGGTGACCTGGAAATTGTTGAGCAACTTCACAAGATATCCAGGTGCCAATGTGGCAGTGAAACGGTATTTGTATGAACAAGTAGGTTCCAGATTGATGAAAATCTATCCCAAGGATTGGAGAAAAACCATCATGTTACCTATTGACAACTTCGAGAAAGCTTCACGCAATCAAGTGTTCAACGACGCACGGAGCAAAATTTAATGAGTATACTTAGTGCAATCGGAAATGTTGCCAAAAACACAGGCAAAGGTTTAGCAAATCTCACCAAATCTGTGAAGCCAGAAGGCGACAAAGCCACCAATCCTGATGTAAAACAAATTGAAAGTGTGAAGATTCCTTCTCTACTGGAATTCATATCATTCATCAAACAAAACAATCTGGCTCGTTCTGAAAGATTTTTCGTGGATTTTCCAAATGTGAATCAAGGTCAAACACTCACGCTATTGTGTCATCAAGCTTCCATACCTGGCAGAAATATTGCTACCCGAACTCTCAGAATCAATGGATTGGATAGACAATTTGCACACACAGCAGACTATGGTCAAGAAATTACATTCGAATTTCTCATGGACACAGACTACACACCAAAAGCTGTGATGGACACATGGATGAATGATTGTGTGTCAGCTTTTCAAAAGGACACTAGCAATGAAGTGGGATTCTACACAGAGTACACCAAGAACCTAACGTTGAATGTGCTGATACCTGCAGGTATTCCAGGTGAAGCACTATTCAACTGGAGCCCAACACAGATGGATCTGGGCCTACGAGATAAAATCACTACCAGCAACAAAGGTGTCAATCTTGCAGTGGACAAATTGTTCATGCGTGGTAAAAGAACCCTGGACAACAAATTCACCAAACTGAAGTCTCAGGCATTTGGTGCTGTCCGTAGTATTGCAGCTCCTATACTGGAACTGTTGACTGAAGCGGACCAGATTGTTTGCCAAGTCACACTAGTGGATGCCTGGCCTAAAAGTGTCATCGTGATACCATTAGGATGGGACAACCAAGGTGTGCAAAGGATGAGTGTCACTTTCACGTATCATCATTGGGAATCTGCCATTGCCAAAGTGTCATTGTCAGGTGAGGACACAGCAAACAACATCTCACAAAACATGGCAAACGGATTGAAGAAGTTTACAAACAAGATACCCACACAGGATTTGAATAAATTGGGTACAAATTTGAAATCAGGAATCAAAAATAGTGCAACTAAATTATTTGGACGTGGTTAACACAAGGAGATGATATGAGCATACCCAAGGTAAAAGTTCCAACATTCACAACTACTCTGCCAGTTACAGGAGAGAAGGTGGAGTTCAGACCTTTTTTGGTGAAGGAAGAAAAAATATTGTTGTTGGCAAGTGAAAGTGAAAACACTGAGGATGTGATACACGCACTGAAAGATGTGGTGTTGTCCTGTACCTATGACAAAGTGAATCTACATGAACATTGTTTGGCAGACATGCAATGGTTGTTTTTACAAATTCGTGGTAAGTCTGTAGGTGAGGAAATAGATTTATATTTGGTGTGTGGTGAATGTCAAGCCAAACAACCCTACACATTGAATGTGGCGGATTTTGAGGTGGTGAATCCTGGATTGAGCAAAACTATAGCATTGGATGCAGCCACTAAAGTGGAGATGAGATATCCCACTTTGGAACATTATGCTGCCTTGTTTGAAACAGATGCAGAAGAAACTTTGTATGCTGTAGTGGCAGATTGCATCACCAAGGTGTACAATGAAGATGAAATGTTCGTGAATGATGGTAACAGTCAGACAGAGTTGTTGGAATTCATTGACAATCTGACACCTGAACAGTTTGCACCGTTTGAAGGATTTTACAAGAATATGCCTGTGTTACGGAAACAAATTGAATTCACATGCAAGTCCTGTAACAAAGACAATGACCTTGTAGTGGATGGAATCAATCATTTTTTCGGATAACTCTTTCTCATGATAACTTGGTGAATTTCTACAAGACCAATTTCTTGTTGATGCATATACACAAATATTCTTTGACAGAAATTGAGAACATGATGCCATGGGAAAGAGAGACTTACATAGGATTACTACTAAAATACTTGGAAAAGAAAAATAACGAGTAACTTAAATGGCCAAATCTAAAGCAGCTAGCAAAGTAAAAAAGACGAAAAAAGAAGTAGCAAAAACCATTCGAGGGAATATCTTGCAGTCCAGAGATATGCCGGCGAAAGACGAGCCTACACAATCCGTAGACACAGCACAAAATGTTGCTGCAGTTGCAGCTGCCATTGAAGTGATGTCTGACTCACAAGAAGAGGTGTTGTTGGACATTCTGAAAGCTTTAGAAAAAATTCCACAAAATCGTGAAGAACAGGAAAAACAATCCCAAGACACTTTGGAAAAACTTATCAAAGTGATTGTCAAGTTGGACAAACAGATAGAGGAAGCAACAGAAGCCGGTGACACAGAAAAAGTCAAAAAGTTGCAAGGCATGCGTGACACACTTCGTGGCGAGGCCGAAACTCAGCAGAAACTTTCTTTACAAAGCTTGGACGCAGCACCTAAAACATTAGGTGAGACTTTTGGTCGTGCCATGGGTGTGGAACCCACCATGATGCGTGAACAAGGGGGAGGCGTAAAAGGTTTAGCCAAATCCATATTCAAGGGCACTAGAGATTACATTGGTGCCGTCACTGATCCAGATAAATTCAACAAATCATTCATTCCTTCTGTTGATGAAAAAATTCAAAAGCAGCAACAAGAGCAAGCTGCCACAGAAAAAATTTCAACAAGTTTAGGTGAGGCACGCAAGGCTGAGATTGCTGAAAAAATCAAGGATGTGCCAGACCATCTACGCGTGAAGGTGGATCCAGAAACTGGAATGCGTTATCGAGATGCAAAATCCGGTTCTAGAATCAATGAGTTTGAAGAATCTGGTGCTAAAAATTCCAGATTCGAGTTTGGCACGCTTGGTGGCATGGTGGATGAAACCACTGGAAAGAAATATGACTATGGTACATCAGCATCAGAAACCAAAGCTACCGCATCTACGGCCGCTAGACCTGCCTCCAGCAGCATCTTTGAGGGTGAAGCAACTACCGATACTGCCACAGATACCGGCACTCGGGACATCGTAGATAAATTGGATGAAGTGAAAAGTTCTATTGAAGAACTGAACATGACGCTGGAAAACAAAGAAATGGGCGGCGGTGGTGGTGGTGGCATGATGGATAATGCGTTGGACCTGGTAACACGCCGTGGTCCACGTAGAGCTGCAGCCAGAACTGCTTCCCGTGGTGCTGCCCGTGCTGTTGTTAGAGGGGGCGGTAAAGGAATAATGAAAGGTGCCCTTAAAGGTGCTGCCAAGTTTGCAAGATTTGCCGGCCCTGTGGGTGCCGCCATAACCTTGGGTATGGGTGCCTATGATGCCACTCAGGGATTCAATGCAGACCCAGATGCTGGCACTGGGCAGAAAATTAAAAATGCAGGTAGTGCTTTGTTGAACAGTTTCAGCTTTGGTTTACTGGGCAAATCTGCCAATGACATCAAAGAAGAAAAGGCCCAGAAAGAATCAGCTGAAGCACAGTCTCGTCAAACCACACCAGGAGCCACTGTAGAGGGTCAAGCCAGAGATAGTGCTCAACCTCCAGGAGGAACACCTCCCTTCAGAAGCAGTCAAAGAGCAGCAGCACAAGTGGAAACAGCTTCTGCAGCTGCTGCAGCTCCTGTAGCTGCTGCCGCGCCGGTCATTGTGAACAACTCACCACAAACAATTGCCCCACAGGCGGCTCCGAAAGCCAACACCGGTGGGGCAGTTACTACAGTTCGAGATGTA